CGCTGCATCTGGCGAAGTGGGCGGGACAGTACGGGGCGGAGCGCGTCGTGGCGTGGCCGACGACGCTGTACCGGAAGATGGCGGCGTCGTTCGCGCAGTACCGTGCCGAGATCAACAGCGGCGAGATCACGAACGACGGAGACGCGCGGTTTGCCGCCGCGATCGCGAACAGCTACAAGCACATGATGTACTTCCGCGACGACGACGGCGAGTTGATGTGGCTGATCCAGAAGGAGCGGCCGGACAGCCCGCTGAAGGTGGATGCGGCGTATGCGGGAGCGCTGTCAGCGCACGCGCGCCGGGACGCCATCGCCAGCGGCGCGGCAAACGATACTGGAGAGGTGGGCGTGATATGGGCGTAGTAAGAGCCATCGGGACCGTCGCGGAGACGGTACTGGGCGCGCTCGACGCAGACGACCGGCGCGTACTCGGCCAGATGATCGTCTGGGCGCTGGGGATCGTCTTCCTCGCGGCCACCCTGAGTTTCAGCCTCGGGATTGCGGTGCGGATTTTCGAGGCGGCGGCCGGATAGAGGAGGTGTGAGATGGGCCTGATCGCAAAGAGCGTGCAGAGCGTGGTGCCGATGATGCGCAATGCTGCATCGACGATCCCGATCTGGCAGAGCGGGACCGCGCAGCTGCCCGGCGTCACGTATGAGGTCTACGCACGGGAGGGATATCAGAAAGACGAGATCGTATTCGCGTGCATCGAGGCGCTGGCGACTTCGGCGGCGGAGCCGCGGATCGTCGGTCGCACGCGCGCCAAAGGCGGGACGCTGGAAGTCCCGGACCATAAGCTGATCCGCCTGCTGAACCGGCCGAACCCGTTCCTGTCGCGGTTCCAGTTCTGGGCGACGATCATCATGCACCTCTACCTGGCGGGGAACGCCTACGTGGAGAAGGTGCGGTCGAGCGCGGACAGCGTGGTGCAGTTGTGGATCATGCGGCCCGATCGCGTGCGCGTCGTGCCGGACCGCAACCGCTTCATCAGCCACTACACGTACAACATCGGCGGCGAGCAGTTCCCGATCCCGGTGGCGGACGTCATCCACTTCAAGATGCGCAATCCGCTGGACGACTTCTACGGGCAGCCGCCAATGCTCGCGGCGTCGGGGCGGATCGATATCGACAACTACATGCGGGACTTTGTAAAGTCATTCTTCCAGAACGCCGGCGTCCCCGCGGGTCTGCTGTCGGTCAAGCAGAAGATGACCGCGGACCAAAAGGCGGAGATCAAGGGCCGGTTCCGTTCCGAGTTCGGCGGGCCGCGCGGCTGGCACGACCTGCTGATCCTCGACCAGGCGGAAGCCTCGTACACGCCGATGACGATGGCGCTCGGCGCCCGCGGCCTCGCGACGCCGGAGCTGGACGAGATCATCGAAGCGCGCACGGCAATGGTGTTTGGCGTGCCGCTGTCGCTCATCGGCGCCCGTCTTGGGATGGCTTCGTCGAGCTACGCCAACCGCCGCTCGGATCGCGAGATGTTCTGGGATGAAACGCTCGCGCCGCTCTACCGGATGCTCGCGGAGACGCTCGACACATTCCTCCTGCCGGACTTTCCGGGGCTTGATGAGGTGGTCTTTGACCTGTCGGACGTACACGCCTTGCAGGAGGACGTGGACAAGATTCACAAGCGGATTCGCGACGACTATCTGGGGTCGATCATCACGCGGGAAGAGGCGCGGCTGTCGATCGGCAGGGCCGCTGAGGCCGAGGGCGGCACCTACCTCGTACCGTCGAACATGGAGCCGGTGGGGGCGTAGCCATGCTGTCGATCACACTGCCCGCGCGGCGCGCATGACGCTGTATTGCCGCTCGTGCGGCCGCAAGCTTGTCGTCGGCGAGCCCACCGGGGCCGTTGATACGCCTTCAGGCATGTCCGGCGTCATCGAGCTGAAATGCAAATGCGGCGCACGCCAGCGCATCGTGCTTGACAACCCGCCAACGGAGCACCTAGCATTGGCGCAGTAATTTCACAGCGCGCGGCCCAACCTGCACCTCGCGGCCCTGAACCGGTGCGTTCAGAGGCCGTTTCGTTTGCCCCAGACACGCTCGTGGTACGACATCCAGAACGCGGCCGCTGACCAAGCGGACATCTACCTGTTCGACGAGATCGGCTACTGGGGCGTCACCGCCAAAGAGTTCGTCAACGACCTTCAGGGCGTCTCAGCGCCGCTGATCAACCTCTTTGTCAATTCTCCGGGCGGTGAAGTCTTTGACGGCGTCGCCATCTACAACGCGCTCAAGAACCACGCGGCAACCGTCCATGCGTTTATCGAGGGCATCGCTGCGTCGAGCGCTTCGTTCATCGTCCAGGCCGCGGAAAAGATCGTGATGCGCAAGAGCGCCACGATGATGATCCACGAGCCCCACGGCATGGCCTACGGCGACGCTTCGACCATGACGAGGATGGCGGAGACGCTCGACCATGTGGCAGAGACGATCGCCGGCATCTATGCGGAGCGCGCCGGCGACGGCACCGACTGGCGCGCCGCCATGCGCACGGAAACCTGGTATCGCGCGCAGCAGGCGGTGGACGCGGGCCTTGCCGACGAGGTAGCCGGCGGCGGCGGGTCCGAGCGCGCGGCGGCGCGCGCCATCTTCAATCTCTCGCACTTCAAGAACGTCCCCGAGTGGGTCAGGCCGCTGATGGCCCACGCCACGACGACGACGCAGCTATCCGTCGGCGACCGCGTGCGCGTCCGCGACGGCATGGAGCACGACATGATGACGCGCGGTGCGGCGGGCGAGATCGCCGAGATCAGCACGCCCGCGCTTGGCATCCGCTTCGACGCCATGCCGTCGATGGTCCACCGCTGGTACACGGAAAGCGAAGTGGAGCCGGACGCCGTTGCCGGAGAGGAGTCCGGAGACGCGCCGTCCCCCATGACAGACAACAGCGAGCAGTATCGGTACCGGGCGGGTCTGCTTCGCATGGAGGTGGACCTGGTGATTGCAGGAGGGACACGATGACGACCGCCGTCAAGACTGTGCAGGAGCTCGTCGCAGACCTGGAAGGCGTGCGCGCGCGCTACCAGTCGATCCTTGACGAGCACAAGGAAGGCGCGATCCCCGCTGAGGTGCGGGCGCAACTCGACGCGCTCCAGACGGAAGGCGGCGAGCTGCGCGCCGAGATCGAAGCGGTGCGGGCGGACGAAGACCGCCGCAAGAACATCGAGGACATCGGCAACTTCCTCGACAAGCCGCAGTACCGTATCCCGCGCGGCGCCGGCAACGGTGACGCCGATGCGTCGCGTGCGCTGATGCGCGCGGGCTGGGAGGTGCGCAACGGCACGGTGTACGCGCCGACGTCGTACAAGGACCGGATGGTGCCGATGTTCCCGTCGGGCGTCCTGATCGACGACGACATCAGTGAGGACATTGGCCCTGCCGAGAAGGCGTACATCAACAGCATCCGCTCGACGTTCCAGCCCGAGTACGTCAAGGCGTATCACCGGTGGCTGAAGAACAGCGTCCGGACGGGAAACAGCGCGATCGGCCTGTCCATGCTCGACGGCGCGGAGCAGAAGCTGATCCTCAACGCGCTGGCCGAGGGTTCGGACACCGCTGGCGGCTTCACGGTGCCGCCGGACGCGCAGGCGGAGATGCTCGTGCGGCTGGCGGACAAGTCGGTGATGCGGGCCATGTGCCGCGTGCAGCAGACGATGCGCGACATGCTGACGTGGCCGCGCATCCAGGCGAACGCGACGGCGGCGGTAGCGAGCATCTACAGCTCGGGCTTCGTCGGCGACTGGGTGGGCGAGACGCCGAACCAGGCGGATATCGACGCGCAGTTCGGGCAGTTCCAGGTGCCGATCAAGAAGGCGCGCGCCAAGACGACGATCTCCAACGACTTGATCAGCGACAGCGCGGTGAACATCCTCGCATGGCTCGCTGAGAACGGGGCGCAGAACCTCGCGCTCGTCGAAGACCGGCAGTTCATCGTCGGCCCGACGGCGGGACCGGCGTTGCAGCCGAACGGCGTCTCGAACAGCGGCGCGGCGACGGTCGATGTCGAGGGCTCGACCGCCGACACGATCAGCAACACGAACGCCGCGGTGGGCTCCGCGCCGAAGATACTGGACCTCATCTACGCGCTGCCGCCGCAGTACCGGCCGACGGCGCGGCTGCTCATGTCGCCGCAGGTCGAGAAGGCCATCCGGCGGCTCGTGGACTCGCAAAACCGCTTCCTCTACACGGGCCTCAACGGCGCCTACTCGGGGCGGCCCGGCAACGTGCAGATCGAGGGCTTCGACGTCGTCAACTCGCAGTTCATGCCGGACAACTCGGCCGTCAACGCGGACAAGAAGATCGTCTTCGGCGAGTTCTCGGCGTACATCATCGCCGTGCGGACGCAGATGTCCGTGGTGGTGCTGCGGGAGCGCGTCGCTGATCTGGACCAGACGATGCTGATCATCTTCGACCGGGTCGGCGGTGACACCTGGAACGAGGATGCGTTCCGCATCGGTATCACGTAAGAGCGACCAGGCGGCGCGGCGGGTGTCCGCGCCGCCT